GAGTAGTTTATCTTCTGCTGTATCAACGTCTAGTGCATGCAACCATTTTTCATCTAGTGCATTTTCACTGTCAATTAGTACTACAAAGATACCTTGCTCTTGTGCTGACTTGATTACATTACCTGCCGCAATATAACTTTTGCCTGCACCCGATTCACCTGCGAGTACTGTTACTTTACCTAGTGGAATACCTTTTTCAAATTCTCCACTGATTAGTTTGTTTAGTGTGTAATTACCTGTACTGATCCATGTGTCCGGATCATTAAACCCAACACTTAGTCCGGGCACCGCTTTGGTAATACTTTTGCGGAATTTACTTACGTCAAAAGGCTTTGCCATTAATTTCTCCAAGAATATAATGTAGGCGACTATTGCCGCCTACTGTGTTAGATGTTTTGATTATGCTCCGCGATTACGAATTGCTGCCAAAATGTCTTGCGCACTTGGCTTTTCACCACCATCATCTCCTGCTGGTGCTGTTGCCGCTACTGCCGCCGCTACTGCTTCCTGTTGTACAGGAGGAGTAACTGGAGTAGGTGCCGCTTCTGCTACTGGTGCAGGTGCGGGAGTAGGTTGCGGAACACTTTGTGCCGCAGGTTTGGCCGCTGAATTGTTTGGCGCACTGTTAGCAGTGTCAATTTGTACACCAGCTGGACGATAAAAGTTACCGAACAATTCTGGATCATACAGTTGACCATCAACGCTTGCTTCAAACATTTGACCAATTGCAGTCAATTCAGCTTCAGTTGGCTGTTTAGGAAGAAAATCATTTAGATTAAACAACCCATGTGTGTCAATTGCTGCACGTTCGTTGCTGTCTAAACTACGCTCTCTACGGCTCCAGCTAGACGTTGAATAGTCTGCATACTGACCTTTAGTTGTCTTTGTTAGACGGAAATCAGTACCTTGTTCAATATCTGTTGGAAGTTCAGTGAAATCACTGTCCATCAATGCACCTTTAATGATGTTAAAGATACTTGGATTGATAATAAACCTACGAATTGGATTGTCAGGAGTAGTATCTTCTTGTAAACTGTTTTCAGCTACAAAGCCTTGGAATACGTAACTACGCTTTTTCCAATACTTACGACCCATGTCTTCTAAGTTAGGATCTTTAAACCAGTTGCGTACTTCTGCGAGTACTGGGCAACTTCCTACCGGACCCCACATTTCGTTACACGGAACGTTCACTGTAACTGCACGACTGTTTGGGTCGCCTTTTACACCTGAAAATCCTAAACGAATCATTTGACGCTCACGCCAAAAGTAAGTATTACTCGAATCACCGTCTGGTAAGAAACGAATTACACTTGTTGAATTTTCTGGGATATTCCAAAATGGGAAGATAGCGTTATCGCCACCTGAGCTAGATCCGCCTCCGCGGTTTTCTTGTTGTTGTAATTTTGCACGAATTTCTGCCAATGTTGCCATAGTATTTCTCCTATATTTTGCCTATGTTTATGCCTAAGTATGCCTTTGTGACCACTTATGTAATCACTATTATATGTGTATTTTGTGAGGTTGTCAACTAAAAAGTTTATCGAAATCGTATTTTGTAAATGCGCCTTCAAATGTTTGTTCATAGTTCTCACTGGGTACACGGGTTGTTTCACTTGCTGATGTTTTCAACTTAGGCATCAATGTTTTAATAGCACTTATTGCTTGTTTTAACATAGCACCATCTTTAATATTGTCAACCTCATCATTGAATCTTGCAAGTAATACACTTAATTGATCCTGATCTTTGCCGCCATCAATGACGCCACTTAGATATTGTGCAATTGCACCAAGTTGTTGTTGGATTGGATCTCCAACAAGTCTCTTGCTTACCATTGGATTTTCAGGATCATTCTTGATATCAACACCTTTACGTAGTCTAACAGTATCCATTCCTAGGATAGAATTAGCTAGGCTATTCAGTGTCTCTTTTGCAAATGCATCACGTTCTTTGATAGATTTCATCTCTTTAACTAATGCATTCACATACGGTAGCGCATCATCTAGACTTTCGTCAAATGTGCGTACTGTAAACTGGTTACGAAGTTTTGTACGATCTGTTTCATTGATCTTAACTTCTTTTGCTTCAAACTTGTCTTTGGTTTCGTTGTAACACTTACACCCTTTAAGTTTGTTAATTCCTTCTCTGATACTAGCAATACGCTGAGAGACTGCTTCTACAATATCTGCTGTATCTTCGTTTACCAAACCATTGCGCTTACTGTAGTTGGCAAACTCTTTAAGTTTTTTAAGTTCTACAGTTTGTTCTTGAATATGTTGTCCAAATGGATCATGTGGGTTGCCGCCTTCTTTAACATGACGTAGCATTGCTCTGCCGCCTGCTAAATTGTTTGTTGGCATTTTGAAACGTTCACCTTCTGCATTCTCAATATAAATTGCACTGATGTTTCTGCTTCTACTTCCACGTGATTCTTCATTCACTGGTTTTGTGTGTTTAATAATAAGTTTAGCACTTTCTAGCTTTTGATAACTGCTCTTGCTAGTTCCGTATGCTGCACTAATACCTTCTTCAATTTTCATGTCTCTCACCTTTTGCGCTTGGTAATCTTGGTCTTTTGGTTCAATGTGTTTTGTAAAACTTTTTAATGTATATTCTATTACACTTTGATTTGCTAGATTTTTTAATTGTTCTAGTGTACTTCTGAATTGATCGATGTCAGTGTTTTGATTAACACTTACACGTATTTCTCTTGTACTATCAGTTTCGTCAAGATTGATCATAGTGCCTAGATCTTGAATATAAAATCTTCTTGCACTGTTAGGATCAACAGTATGCTCGCCCTCATCTGTAAACAACTTCAAATTATGTCCGTTGCCTTTGAGAATCTTAAACATTTTTTCAGATACTTTATCGCTGCTAATCATATCAATTCCTTTATTATATTTATGTTAGAAACACAAAAGGCATAGGATCCACAGCCTCGTCGTCACTAAAACTATCTTTTAATTCATCATATGCGCTTTCATCATACTGCGCTACTTGTTGAGCAATACGTACTACCAGCACACATGCCATTACTAGATCATCTGTTTCGCCGTCTTTGGCACTAAAACTACTGCCTCTGGCAATAAATGTTTTGATTTCTTTTAATAGCGCACTACTTGCAATTTCCATTTTGTCTGTTTCAACCCAAGTCTTAAGTTTACTACATGCGGCTAACTTGCTTTTGTTTGTGGTAGTAAAACCTTTTCTAAAGCCTCTGTTTGCACTGCGAGGTTGACTAATCAATGTACCCGGAATATTATCTTCGCCTAGTTCTGCAATTACTACCAATGCCGCTTCGCCTAGTGTGTTGTTTTCAACACTCCAATATATTTCACTCTCAGGTGCTGCTTCTTGTATTTCTAATAACATTTGTCTTAGTATACGTATCTGATCAGTGATGGGTGTCTTGTTGTGCATCCATTCTGCTACTTGACGCATGCCTGGTAGTTCATATATTTGTATAGCAGAATTGTCACCGCCAGTGCCAAGACTTGGATCTAGTCCAGCAATGTATGTTCTGCCTTTAACAATATTTTTATACCAACGTACTTGTCCTGTACGTCTGTGTATGTCTTTGCTTTCCATCATTGCTAGCTTTAAACTGCTAATCAATGTTTCATCATAGGCAATAAATTCATTTAAGTGTTCACGACGGAAACGTTCTTCACCTATTTTACCTTCTTCTTCATCTGCCCAAGGCTGATCCCTGTCGGGGTGTGCTTTCCAATCAGCACTGTATGCTTTAAATCCATTTTTACCAACTTGTTTTTCAAATCCGTATTCGTCTACTGTGTTACAAGCCGCTCTCCAAATTTGTGCAAACTGATCATCGTCCTGATTGGGTGTACTAGTAATAATACATTTACCGCCTGTACTAAGTGTTGGACTGAGTGATGTCCAAAACTCTCTGGCAATCGTAGGACGCACAAATGCAAACTCGTCCAAGTATGCTAGCGAAATACTTAAACCACGACCAGTGTTTTCTGTTGTTGCTTGTGCAATAATACGTGATCCGTTATCAAACTCCAACGATCCTTTGTTATATGCTGTTACACCTGCACGTACATGATCTGGTAATAGTTCGTATGCAAATCTAATACGTTGCATAATCTCTTGAGCACCACTGTATTTGTGTGCCGCAATAAGAATTGTTTGATCAGGTACATACATAGCATACCATAACAAGTATGCCGCTGCCGCTGTTGACTTACCCATTTGTCTACTAATCAATGCTATACTATATCTATGACCGTGATAAGCATCTAGTAGGCCTTTTTGAAAGTCAAACAAATCAAACTTCATTCTGCCTTTGACAGGATGTTGTATCCATACAAAGTTTTCAATAAAATATTGAGGGTCTTGCGTACACTTAACGATTTCTTCAACTTGCTGAGCTGTGAACTTTTCTCGTTTGTACGGACTTTTGATTAAATTGGTATCTACACTCATTGTAGTAGTACTTATCTATTAAAAAAAGAGCTATGTTTCCATAGCTCTAGTTTATACCTGTAATTATCTTGATGTCATTGTTTTTACGATATTTTTGTAAGGAATACCGTCTTGACGTTTTTTAACTTTATCTTGATACGCAGGATTTGTATCATGTGAATAAGGTTCTCCAACTGGAACACTGTCATTTCCAGACATTTTTGATAACTGTGCTTGATTGCCTGTTAATCTTTTTGCTACGTCCTGTGGTACAGTAGCGAGAAACTTATTAATTTTAATCTGATTCTTTGTAGCCATTACATCAGCATAATCTTGATCATATCCTTCGTTAACACCTGCTAACATTTTAAGTCTTGTAAGATCTGAACTTTCTGTTTCAACTGAACCTTCTAGGTGTGCTCTACCATCTTCTTGCATACCCTGTTCACTAAATTCTACATCCATGCCAATCATATCACTGATAGCTTTTTCAAATCCGCTATCTGTATAAATCGACCAAGGACCGTCATGTTCGACAGTAACACTTAAATATCCGTTTTCTTCAACAACTTCGTAGTCAGTGACTGTAACCATTGGAGGATTAGTGTCTTCTTTATCCCAAATACTATCGCCTGCAAGTTTAACTTGTTGTGGCATACTAGCATACCCAGGACCTCCAGCACTTGCTTTTGCAGGATTATAATCTGGTGCGCTCATTCCCGCTTCTTCGACACTTCCTGATAATTGTATAAGCCTGCTAATATCCATTTTTATAGTCCTGCTAGTTGTTTTAGTACATCGATGTCGTCATCTAGTTTATGTGCAGTATCTTTGCTCATTTTAGTTTTGTATTTTTTACCGCCAAACTCAAATTCTGGCTTATTAGATCTTGCTGCTGCAGCCGCCGCTTGATTAAATGCATTTTCTTCAACATCTGCTTCGTCGATTGCATCTTCATTCATCCAAGTAATAACGCTCATGTCTTGCATTGCATCACGTAGTTGCTCGTCAATATCTGCATCATTCCAATATAAATCGTCTTCTGGTCCTGGCATAGGTCCAGTAACGTCTAGCTTGCCATCTTTAAGTGTTACTTCGACTTCTTGGCTAACTTCGCCACCATCACGGTCTGTAAAGAACATTTCCATGTATCCTACTTTGCCAGCATCTTCAGTTACTGATTCTTCAGCTTTACGTGCTTTAGCTCTTTCTTCAGCGGCACACTCATCACATGTGTCAATTTCGCCATCAGTTTCGTCTTTCATGTATTCACAGTCAGCGCAACCTTTAGTAGCTTCAGCTACAGGATCTTCTTTGTATGCGTTCCATGCTTCGGTAATATCTTCTACTGTGTGATCTTCATATACTTTTGTTTCGTCTACTGTTACATGTTCGCCATTGGCTCCTAAGTATCTACGTAGGCTTAAATCAGATGCACTACCTAGTGTACCTTGATATTCTTGTGGGTTAGGTTCAGTTGTTGCTTCACCTGGCATTTCTTCTGCGACAGGAGCATCTCCTGTTAATTGATTCAATTGCTCCGGAGTTACCAATGCAATCATAGTACGCATGCCATCACTTGAACTTGCAACAGGTTGTTCTTGCACTGGTGCTTGAGCATTTTGAATTCCTGCTAATTTAATTAAGTCATTTAAATCCATGTTCTTACACCTTATATTCTTTGTATAGCTCAGAGCCTGCGGCGTCTTTCACCATTTTTTCATTATATGCATCACCGTAATGATCTTCTGTTTTGATCTTTTCAGCGTCACTATAATCAGCATCTGCTAAGACACTGGTTGGTTCTTCGTCACTATCCTCAGCAACTTCCCATAATTCTTGTGCTTCATTCATATTGTTCACAATCATTTCACCTATGCATCCGCAAATTCCTGCAATTTCTTCTTGTAGGCTATTTGGTGTTGCTGGTAACTTTGTTGCAAAGTCGTATGTATAAATTTCTCTTGCTCCTATATCGCCAAAGCCACGTGGCTTGTGCATAATAGTTTTCTTAGGAGCACCCATGCTTTCCATGTTATATTTTTTCATATGCGCCTCAATACGGTCCATATGATCATCTGAAATCTCGTGCAGACTTCTAAGCCTGAACTCATATGTTTTTTCAGATTCAGCTAGATATTGTTTCAAACTTTTCATCGTAGATTCCTTCGTTATAGTTATTTATCAGGTTCGTTAATTTTTGCAATCACTGCATTTATTAAACTGTTGCGATCTTCAAATTCTTCTGCTTGTCCTTCCACTGGCATTTCTCCGCCATTTGCTTTGGCTTGCTGTGTTTGTACTGCATGATCATGTTTGGCTTTTTGTAATTGTAGTTGCACCATCTTTAATTTTTTATCCATCTTTGCTGTTTTAGCAGTGATAGCATTGGTCATCATTGTACTTGCAACTGCAAATACGTTTGCTGCATGTCTATCTTCTACATTTTGTCCTAGATCCATTAAGTCCTGGAATGCATGCATAGCTTTGTCAGCATACTTGTCCATATCTGCGTCCAATGTCTCCATATCTCTAACCATTGGTAGTGCAGCATCAATTTTATCTGCTGTATCCAGTTGCTGTTGTAATTGTGTAAGATCCAACCCAGTATCTTCTTGTTTTATTGGTTCGTCTACCTTTTCTTCATTCATCGGAGGTAAATCAAATACATCTTCAATTTTACTACTCATCGTGTTTTCCTCTTTTTGGGCTGATTAAACAGCTCATGTTCTGTTAGCACTCTAAATCCTACACCTTGTCTGTCACAATATACTTTAGCAGCTTGCCATTTTGCTTCATTGATAATAGCAGATGCTTTCTGTGCAGTACTTTTAGCATGTGCTAGTGTTTGTCCAGCAGGTTTAATTTCAATCATTTCTGCTTTGCGCTGTTTATTCTTGTCTTCATACACTATAAAAAAGTCTGGAACATAGTGTGTGTTTTTACCTGTTGCTGGATTTCTATAAGGTATTCTGTGTGCTTCACTTGCCCATGCAAGTATGCTAGGATGTGTGTCTAACAAACGCATAAATTTTAGTTCCCATCCGCTACGGTATCTAGGACGATGTTTGCCCACATACTTGCTAGGATTTTTTACTTCATATATGCCTTGTTGAAACTTATGTGCCATTCTAGTAGTATTTATTCAGCTGGCACTACGAAACTTTTTCCATCTATATTTCTAAGTTTTTCACCTGATCTTAGCGTACCTGTGAATGGCTTTAATCCTTGCTGTTGAGGAGCTTGCGCAGATCTGTTAACCGCTTGTTGATTTTGAGTATTAACAATATTTGCTCTTTCAACATTTGCTTCATTGCTGCTACCAGCTTCTGCATCAATATTAAAATGTTCTGGTTGGAAGGTTACACTATAAGTTACAGGTTGACTGTCACTGTATGCAAGTGTGTCGTGTTGTATGTTTGTGATCATACAGTTAAACAATTGTATTGAACGACCACCTGCCGCTGTTTCTCTACTATTGATATTGATCTGCTCAAAAAAGAATCTACTGTTTTGTGCTATTGCTTTCGCTCCAAATACGTGTCCAGCGCCACTTGCAAATGTCTGACCAAGTACATCATAACTGTTAAAGTTTACAGTGTCTAGTTCATGTCCGTGAAAATAATGACCTGCATATGCTTTCATTAGATTTTGAAATTCGTTGTCTTTGGTATCATAAAATACAATAGGCACAGTACCTGTACTCATTCGTGTTGGTATATGTCTAACTCTATTGTATTGATTAAGTTGTGTAATACCGTAGTCAACGTCGGGTAAACCAACGCTAACTACTCTATTAAAAACAAAATTACGCTGTTGTACTTGAGGTGCTACTACATTCTCATTTAGAATAAACTCAATACTAAAATTATATTTTAGTCTTGGCGTTTTATTAAGTACGGGATCGTCGACACCGAATATTTCAGCGGCAGCATTAAAAGGGCCGGTTCTACTAGCTAATCCCATACTTATATCCTATTAGGTACCAGCGCCAGTTGCGTTGCTGCGTGTCTGATCAGGTGTTACGCCTGTAAGTGTAGCGTTACCTGCTGCATCATAAATTTCTGCATTGTCATAACGTACTGATACAGTTACCTGTACTTGCTCACTAGCGGCATACGCCATTTCACCGTACTGAATATTTTGAATATAGCAACCTGCTAGTTCAAACTTATCAAGTACGCCTGGTGTTGGGTTAGCGCCATCTAAACTTTCTACAGTCATTTGGAACTTATAACCACTACCTGCTCTTGAGCTTGATTGATTAGCATGGTCAACTTGTCTGTTGAGCTGATTGTTAAGCTCACGTATTACTACGCTGTCAACATCATCTCTTAGAACCACTGTGATAGGATCCCAAGTATGTTTACCTGCTAAATTAATTCTTGAATTATATGCATCTATTAGAACTTCATCGTGTGTGAGACTTGGTCTGCTAACACTGATTACACTTCTAGTAGGAGATGCACTAAAGCCATCACCAATAAACGTCACTCTAAAACGATATTGTAGCTTTGGCATAATTGTTGTTGTGTTACCTGCATTATCTGGAACACCTAGTGTTGTAATTACTGCCATCGATTTCTCCTTATATACCGGCTGTTAGTATTTATTAAAAACCAGTCAAAAAAAATGGACGACATGAGCCGTCCATTAAGTATTATGTTAATTTTCTTAGTTTGTAGTACCAATTGTACCTGTATTAACTAATCTAATCGGAATGTAAATGAATTCTGCCGCTTTTGAAGGTTCAATTGCAACATCAACATAAAATTCGTTACGATCAATTCTTGCAGGAGTGTTATTGCTCTCATCACAAACAACTGCAAAGTCATTAAGACCTCTGCGGCTGAGAATGTCTGCAAGGAATCTTTCAAACGCAATCTTAGCACGTTCACGTGTTTGAGCATCATTAACTTCAAACAAGAATGGACGAGCTAGTTCGTCGAAACGATCTCTTAGGTAAGCTACCAATCTTGCAACATTAACTCTGTCCAATGCACTTGTAGTTGTGTGCAGTGTTTTCTGTCCAAAGATTACTGTTCCTTGTCCTGGGAATGTTGTGATTGGGTTTAGCTTGGCTGTATACATCGCATCACGTTGACCTTGTGTAAGGCTAACTGCTTTGAACTCACCCTCTGTAGTGATGTGTCCAACTGCATTTGCGTTTTGTACAACACCTCTTGTTAAGCCTGCCGGAGCAAACCACTGGAAGCTGATGTTGTCATTGTATGCAAATGTATAAAGTGCCATATGACTTGGTGGTACTGTTACAGTGTTACCATTTAATGGCTCTGAAGTTTGACCTGCTGGATAGTAAACTGCACTGTAAGTGTTGTTTGTTACTAGTCCATCTTCGCCATTTTCACTTGCACTACCTGTGTTTTGTGTCCAACTAATTACGTCAGTTGGGTTTTTACGCATTGGTGCATCAACAATGATAAATGCTGTTTCGCCTCTGTCACTGTTCAATGTTACCATTTCGTCTACTAGCTCAGGATAGTTTGGTGCAGCAATTAAGCTAAATCTGTTGCTTGGGTCTCTGAGATCTGTACCTGCCGCTACTGCTTGCATTGCTGTTGCGATAACTTTGCGTTGTGCAAATCTACCAAATGCACCACTACCATCTGCATGATTAGCCGCTGCATTTCTCCATGCTGTGCCGTTCCAACTGCGCACTGTGTTTTTACTTTGTGCCATGTTTACAACAATCATTCCATTTGGATAAACTGCTGCATTTGGTGCACCACTAATAGTAGTAGCATTACCACTGTTAGATGCATCAGCTGCTGTATCAGTAATGTCAGCAAACAATACACCTGTTGTATTTGTTTGGTCTGTGTTACTGTGTGTGATCCAACTTGAACCGTTGTACACTTTTATCATTGGATAAGCACGTTCATTAGCTTGGTTCTCACCTGCTAGTGTTGTGTCAACCCAAACATCACCACTGCTTGGTCCTGTTGGAGCAGTTGTGCCATATGTTGCACTAGTTGTTGTGTAGTTACCACTGTTTACTTTGTATAGATCCAAACTGTTGATTGTGTTATCAAACCAGTATGTACCCGATGCCGCTGTAGCAGTTGGTGTTGCAGCTTGTGCAAGCACTGCTGGTGCAGTCAAATCGCCTACTGCGCCGCCAGTTACTACTTCACGGACAGCAATAGTTGCTTTAGTGTTGGCTTGTTGGTCAAGTAATAAGTTTCCAACTGTAGCACTACTTGATGTAAGAGCAGTTGTACTTGAACCATCTTGTGGTACAAAGTCGCCAATAGCGCCAGCGCCATCTGCTTGTGTGCTTGTTACACCTTGTACTGTTGCTGTAGCAAATGCTGAACTTGTTGCATTGTAACGACTAATTGCAAGATTTAAACCATTGCCTGGGCGTGTTGTTTTAATCCAAACATCGTTGGCTGCTGGGCTTGAAGGAGCTGTATAGTGAGGTGCATATGATACGCCAACTGCGCCTGTCATGTCTGCATCACTGTCCATTACTTCCCATGCACCGCCTACGCCATAAAAGTATTCAATACTCATTTGACGAGCTGCACTTGTGCTTGTTTCGTTATCAACATGAACAACAACTAAGAATGTACCGTTTGTGGCTGCACTTGCACCACTTGGTGTGTGTACATCGCCGCCTACATCTGTGCCATCGTCTACATTAATTTGTACTGCTGGAGTTTTTTCTTCCCACTTATTAGTGGTGCTGTTCCATTGGTGGATACCAAATTTACTTGCATCTGTGTCTAACCATAGACCATTTGCTGTACTATAAGCCGCTGTTGGCTCTGTGGTTGTTGTTTCTAGTTGAGCAAGATCAACGTCTGCACGTACTACATACGCTTGACTGCCTTGTCCGAGATAACTGTATGCAGCCATTAGACCATATTCACTGGTCTCACTGCCTTGTGTAATTGCTGTACCTACAGTAGTAAACGTTGGGTTACCAAAAAACTGTGTTAGCTCACGCTGACTAGTAACTTTAATTACGTTACCAGCTTGGGCTGTTTTAGTATATTTGGCAATACCGTCTGCTTCGCTACCAGTAGGATCTGTTTTGTTTGTTCTTGTGGCTACTAATAGTAGTGGTACTGTACCAGCACCTGGTGCGCCATAGGCGCTTTCATCTACTACACTAACCTGAACACCTGGTGATACTAACGCCATTGCATTCTCCTCTATTGAATTGGTTGCTAGTAGTATTTACCAGAGTGACTATATATCAGGGGGGATATAGAGGTTAACCTAGTACTTAATTATTCTGACACACTATAAGGATCAATATGTCCTATAAGTTGTTGCACATTAAATTCTAAGTCTTGCAATGTGCCATTATTATCAATTGTATAATCAGACATCCATTGTTCCAAACTCATACTATTTTTATTCTCTGGTGGCAAGTGATCACTACGATCAACCCATATACAATAATCAAACACGCCTGTATTTTTCATAGCATGGAATTCTTTTTTGTTTCGCAACCCACAATAGATATCATATTCTTGAAACATTTCTCTGCCTAGT